CGCCTAGTGCTTTAGCAGCCGTATCAACGCTCTTAACTAAAGCGTTGGTTTCTGTTATCGCGCTTGCGCCACCCTTAATAAGTTCATCAGCAATCTTGCCACCTGCTTCAGCACCTGCGGCTAACACTTGCTGAATGGCTGTTTCAGATAATCCCATTTTGATAAGTTGCTGAACCTTGCCAGCAAACGAAACAATGCCTGCGGCTTGAGCGCGTAGGTTTTTTAAGAATGTTCCTGTACCACTACTAGCGGCATCACCAAAGTTAAGTAGGCCGTTAATTGAATCACGCACACCATCCCGGAATGATGCAAATGCTTCTTTGGCTTGCGCTAACTTTTCACGCGCAGCTGTTAGTTTGTTGTTCATTTTATCTAGTGCAGCAGTAGCTCGTTTAGTTGCATCAGCAACAAGTTTTGCCATAGCAGCAGCAGCCTTAGCAGCCTTAGCAGCTTTACCACCGCCACCGCCACCGCCACCAGTATTATCCTTTGGTGTATCAACAGGTGCATAAACAGCTACACGCCCACGCTTAACATCCATGATTCCGATATTGTCCACCGCATCAGCAGCCCTAGTTGCTGCTAACTGAACAGCATTAAGTGTGACAATGTTTCTGGCAATGCTGTTGTTTGCGTTATAGGCGGCTTCATCCATGTTTCTGAATGCTTTAGTGCCGTTCGATTCCATAATCTTCATTGTCTTATCAGTTGCTTCAGCAGCAATAGACAGGTCATAGATTTTTGCTACTAGCAAACCAGCGACTACAACCAGCGCACCAATGCCCGTACTGATTAAAGCAGACTTCATAACACCAGTAGCAATTTGAGTTGCCGTAGCAGTTGCACCAATAGCAGTTGAAACAGCAATCCAAGATGTACGCAATGCCATGATCAACGGGATTACAGTTTTAATTCCAAGAAATAGAAGAATTAAATCTTTAACTTTTTTAGCAGTACCATCTAAATTAGAAATTACATTTGCAAATTCTGTAATCATTGCTTCAAGTCCAGCACCTGCGCCTTGGAACTGAATCACTTCAACTACGCGCTCAATCACGGGCATCACATTATTTAAGAAGGCATCAACTAATTTACTAAGGATAGGCAGAAGCAATCCACCGATAGTTTCTTGCGCTTCTGTAAGTCGCTCACGCATGATGGCTAACCTGCCAGCAAATGTCTTAGCAGCAACAGAAGCCTGACCACCAAATAATTTATTTAGATGATCCTGAACTTGCGCAAAGTCTTTAGATTTTTTAATGTTCTCTGGAATGACAATGCCAAGTTTACTTAATCCTGCAAAGTTTCCGCCTAGTGCTTTGGTCAGCGAAAGTGACACAACCTGTAAAGATTTTCCTGAGCCTGCACTAACATCTAAACCTAGCTTCAACAGGTCTTGTGCTTTAGCAAGATCACCAGTTCCACGCACAAGGTTTTCTAGAGCAGGTCTGAGTTCGCTATCATTTACACCAGTTGCAAATTGCATGGTGGTAATAAACTTTTCAGTTGATGCAATCTGAGCATCAGTAGCTTTAGTGACATTCTGTAAAGTCTTTGCCAGTTTTAACTGCGCCTTCTCATCAGCAGCAGCAGCCTTGACTGCATCTAATCCAAACTTTGCAGCGGCTATACCCATGCCGGCAATAGCTACGGCAGCGACCTTTGCAGTCTTAGATAAGTTACTACCCATAGTGGCAGAAGTTTTGGATACATTCTTTAACGAAGTGCTTAACTGAGTTGTATCGCCTTTGAATCTAACTTCAAAATCTCGACTTGAAGTGCCTGCCACTAAGACTCCTAATGGGCAGACATACCTGCCATCAACTCTAAGAACTCACGGCGTATGTCTTGCCGTATTTCTTTCTGACTCATTCCATTGTACCTAGACAAATCTAAGTCCTTAAATTCTATTTCACATTTAGTGCAACGCTTATCTAGTGTGCAGGTGCATTCCCAGTAATCAAGGGTTGGTCTGTTCTGCTCACGCTTTGTAATCGTAACTGGTGGGCGGTCTGTGTATCTGAACTCAGGTGCTTGCATAATCTCGCCATGTCCACGCAGAGTATGGAATACGGCGTTAGGTGCGTGTTGTGGTGCAAAGAAGATACGGGCAGGATCGCTGGTCTGTGGATCACCAACAATGCCTAAGAAGTCGTGCATCTGTTTCCAGACTGAATACCATTGGTGACTAGGTACGGCTTCATCAAATGGAATAACAATGTGCCAATGCTCATCATCTTGCGCATGACTATAAGTTGTGTAGGCAATGTATTCATAGCCTTGCAGTTTGTCTAATGTATTTGCTAGGGCTTCGCCATCTAAGTCAGCTACGAAAGCGTTGATAGCAATTACATTCTTGTTACCGCGATAGCCGTTCTCAACATAGGTAACAGGGCTGTATAGATAGCCTTTGTATTTGTCCTCACGCTTTGCATGGTGTGACAACAGGGTTACAAAGTCAGACCAAGAATCCGCATAGGGCTTTGGCTTGTTGTCTTTGACTGACCACCATTTAACTGCGTACATAGGTCAGACCCTAGCAGATGTTATACAGTAAGTAAAGCCTAAAGGTTCTCTAGTTTTTTGGTGATTCTATTGAGGGTTGCCATGTATTCTGCCTTGATCGTTGGAGCCATTGCTTCAATGGTAGGCCAGACATAATGCCCCTTGTTACCGCCGCCAAACTTAGCGGTACGCGGTGGGAACTGCGGTAACTTAGTTGCGCCAAACTCAGAGCCGTAGAACACATGACCCCTAGTAACTTTCTTTTTACGCCCACTATTAGGTCTGGACTTAGACACAAACAAACTACTGCCCCTGAGCCTGATAGCAGGTACGCGGTCTGAGATAGCCCTGAAGCCCTTAGCTGATTGGATAGCCTGCCGGGGATTAGGTGAGTAACTAGCATGAGCTCTAATCTCAGGCACAACCTTTGTAGCAATAGCCATAGATGCGGTGCGTATTTCTTTGTTAAATGTTTGATCCATTGCGGATGCTCGTCTTAGAAATTCAGAAAGCCCGACAACTTCAATAGATGCGCCACCAGCGCGACCAAATAGAAACTCACTCTTTGCCATTACATCCCCTGACTGTTTCTCCAACGCAGGTACATACTCATAGTAAAAAGCATACGGTCAGATTCTTGCATTAGAACTGATGGAGCAATACCAGTTTCAACTGCAAGATAAGCCAAATACCAATGTTGGGATGAGTCACCCAACCCAACTATTTTGGGCTTTCTTCACTCGCTTCGATTGTGTCAACATCATCACACCACTCGTCAAAGTCTTTCTTGGTCTTACCAAAGCGGTGTAGCCAATGCCATGCAATCCATAACAAGTCTGTAATACGAAAGTCTGATTCTAGTGAAGCAATAGACTTCGTGAACTTGTCCTCGAATGCAACTAGGTCACGCGCTGTTGCGTTTACTTCCTCAACAGTTTCATCATTAAAAGTAACGCGCAGGTTGATTTTCATAGTTAGCTAGTTGCCCGTACTACTGTGCCGGAAGTCGGCCAAGTAACGCTGAATGTAGCAATGTCACCAACGGAAGATGCGTGTGGACTGTAAGAGTTCACTAGGCATACTGCGGTGTATGACGGGTTAGCAGTTCCAACGGCTGAACTTGTTGGTGTGATAACCACAGTTGCAAGTGTGTTGTAAAGAGGAAACAGAGTTGCATCAACGGAAGATGCTGCAAAGTCCTGCATGAACTGAAGCGTTACAGAACCAGTCTTTAGGCCACCGATACGCTCACGGAAAGTTCCACCAAAGGCAGTTGTTTCCAAGTCATCAGATTCAAGTGCGAGTTCAACGCTGTTTAAGTTTGTAGAGAAATTGGTACCGTTCACGGTGACCTTGTAATCAGTAGCTGCAAATTTTGCCATGCTGTTTAATGCTCCTAGTCTGCGTAGCAGAGAACTATAAATTCTGCTGCTAGATAGTTTACTTCACCAACAGCAATGCTTGCGTAAGCTCGCATATCGGTAACTCTTAAATCATACACTTTCCCACCGAGTGTCTTGTCAGACTCAACAGCCAACTTGATACTGGATGAACCTGTGCTTGAACAGAAGGCATCTATGGCATTCTGCGCTGATCGTTCAGCTACGCGCCCAACTAGAACAATGACGGTAAATGTGTAGGTCTGCATTCCCCTGTGAAATGTATCGTCATAGGAAATTGAGTCAGGCTGGATTATGGCAATCGGTGGATTGGGATTGTCAGGCATAACTGCTGCGGTGCGTAGCCCGGTGATCGTGGCAAGGTTTAGTGCTAACCCTGTACGGATGTCAGTTAGTGAAGCCATTAGACAAAGTTTCTTAGTCTGCGATACGGCGCAACCAACTGCGCAACATCAGGGTCAATGTCCCGTGTGACGGAAATAGCACCTAAGTCACCAAAGCCTGCAACACCTAGCGGTGAATCTAAACGCTTAAAGATACGGCTTGCCTGAATGATCGCGGCTTGTGTAATTGCAATAGGTACGGATGCCCAACCAAATACGGCGGTCAGTTTAACTAGAGCCTGATCTGCTTCAATCGGGAACAGGTAGTTCTCAACAGCGCGTATGCGTGTGTATGGAACAGCAAGACCATCAACATTGCCGTTAAGTGGTTCTAGCTGATAGTCACCAACTGCCCATGTTGTATCAAAGACACCATCACCACCAGATGAAGTTTGCAAAGTTAATGCAGTTCCAGATACATCATCTATCTGAGTAATGAAAGAATCTTCTGCTGCGTAGTAGCGCGTGGCAGTTCCAGTTGAATAGAAGTACCTGCCAGCGTGACCGTCAATAGCGCGTGATGCAGACTCAACAGCCATTTCAAGTAATGAATCATCAACATTATCTGTAATGCGTAGTGCTGCTTTAACCTGTGCAAGCGTGGCGTAGCCGTTTGTAATTGCCAATGGAACTCCTAAGTCTAGGTCTATTCTACTTGCGTTCTGCCAATGCCCTGCGGATACCTTCGCGCAAACTAATCTGCGGTCTAAAGTATTGGTGCGATAAGTGATGATCGCCAACGCGGTACTCAACCCCAGTAGGCGCAGTTATTACATGGTTAAACATTGGCGCGTACCCTGCTTCTTCACAAACCATTTTGGCAAGGTCATTAAAGCTAGTGGCAAGCCCTGAGCATAAATTGAATGTGCCAATGTATCCAGTCTGAATGTGCCATAGAACAGCCTGCACAATGTCATCTATGTGAATGAAGTCGCGCACCTGTTCACCATTGCCCCAAATGTCGAACGGGTCTGCTTTGGCTAATGCGCGGTCAATAAAACTAGGGAACGGGTAATCAGCATCTTGATCAGAACCGTAACCTGAGAACGGCCTAAAGATAAATAGTTTAGTGCCGTCTAAGAATTGCGCTAGGTATTCCCCAGTAAGTTTTGCCCAACCATAAGTTAGGTCTGGATTCTTAACTTCCTGAAGGTTAAGGTCATGTTCTGATAAATCTAATCTGCGGTGTGAGTTCTGCAACTCAATCGGGTACGCAGCAGAACTAGAGAAGTAAACCGTATTTATGGGTTTTGTTTTCTGCACCCAGTTAAAGAACTCAGCATCTATTGACAAGTCAGTTGCCACCGATAACGGCTCACCTTCGATAGTGGCGCGGCCACCAACAATGGCGGCTAGGTGAATCACTAAATCAAACTGTTCTGTATTGGTCTTAAAGAAGTCCCGGCAGTCGTTGCCATCTTTTAAGTCAATGCCTGTTATGTCGCTGTCTGGTAATGCCTTAACAAAGTTGCGCCCAACAAATCCCTTGTGACCTGTAATAAGTATTTTCATTACCAAGCCTTTACATTCTCAACATCATTAGCAAACTCTGATGCAATGTATTCAGCAAAGATAGCCTGATCGCCGTTGTGCATTTCAACCGTGTTCACAGCTGCGTAACGCTCATCATGTTCTGCCTTGCCGTTTGTGTAGTGCAGGTGTTCAAGAATTACATCAGGTAAGTAGTTTGCATTACCTAGAGCCTTACCCATTGCAAGCCAATAGTTATCTAGAAACAAATGCTTTAGTGCTGGTGGACTCATAAAGCCCGTAGCCCTAATAATCCTGCTAGACATAACTACGGCTGTTGGCAGATTCTCACCCTGCAATAAATCGTTACCGTATGCAATGCCCGGTTCATCACCAATGGCTTCTGCAAGTTTGGTATCCCAACCACCAGTACGCGGCAGATGGTCATCACCCATGAAACAGATGTAGTCATAGTCAGGTGAGAACCACAAAGCCCAATGATTAAGTGTGCCGTTCATTCCCATTCGCTCAGCTATAACAACCTTGACATTATCTAGCCCTGCTG